CAGTGCTATCACATGGAAGTATCAATCAGTATTGCTGATGGGTGATGAGAGCGTAGGAGAGTTCTATTCAGTCGCCTTTACAGGCAACTACCAGCAAGCAGATACCGGCACCAAAATGTATCACTTGGGGAAGAATACAACATCGACAATTATCTCAAAAGGTATCTCCGCAGGCCATGGAAGCAATACTTATAGAGGATTAGTGAAAATTGGTAAGGGTGCGAACAATGCTAAGAACTATACACAATGCGATTCATTGATGATAGGCGATAAGTGTGCAGCTAATACTATTCCATATATACAGTGCCAGAACAACACAGCAACAATAGAGCATGAAGCTACAACATCAAGAGTAAGCGAGGATCAACTGTTTTATTGCAGACAACGAGGACTAGATGAGCAGGATGCACGAAATCTTATTGTGAATGGATTTTGCAAGGATATATTCAATAAACTGCCAATGGAGTTTGCAGTCGAGGCAAACAGGCTACTAGAGGTTTCAATGGAGGGTTCTGTAGGATAATGAAAATAAAAAAAAAGATAATTTTTCAAATGATAACATTTTTAAAAATAGTAGGATTAGTAAGTTTGTCCCTTCTAATTGCATTTATTATAATAATATTTGCAGTATGCTAAAATTATTATAAAAGTATCTTGACAATTGATAAAAATATGTGTATAATATATATATTGAACTTAATAGAGGAGTCCATTTAATGGACAATACACAACAAAGAGAAGAAGGATTTTCTAAAATGGAAAATTTAGAACTACAAGCTCGAGTCAGAGAACTTGAGTATGATTGCGGTGAGTTAGCAAAGTCTAATTCAGAATTGACTGATCGAGTTAGAAAACTCGCAACTCGGCAACCAATGTGGCCAAAAGGTTATCGTCCACAAAATCGAAAATATAATAATAAGTAAACATAATGGCCGAAGTAGCTCAGTTGATAGAGCAGTTGATTTGTAATCATCAGGCCGGGAGTTTGAATCTTCCCTTCGGCACCAAATAATATGTTAAAAAATAAAGTTATAGAACAACTCAAAACAGTATATGACCCAGAAATGCCTGTGGACATTTATGAGTTGGGATTAATATATGATATATCATTTGAAGATGCATTTCCAACTTGGAATCCTTTGAAAAAATCTACTGGAAAGAATTGTAAAATTCTTATGACATTGACTAGTGCATGGTGTCCTGTCGCCGAAGAGTTGCCTATATGGGTAAGAGACGCTGTATTAAATGTTGAAGGTATTGTTGGGTGCGAAGTAGATGTTACTTTTGAACCACCGTGGACTCAAGAAAGTATGTCTGAAGCTGCACAGCTTGAAATAGGGCTCATATGAAAGTAAAATTGATAGATCATATGGGAAGTGATTTGTCGGTGGTAAATGCTGCTCGTGTTTCATTTGCAAACCATCATCACACCTTTGATATTGATAATGATACTAAACTTATTAATTATTTAGCAAAACATAATCACTGGAGTCCCTTTGGTCATGCGTCTTTACAATTTCATATAAAAGCTCCTGTATTTGTTGCGAGACAATTAGTAAAACATCAAATAGGTCTAACATGGAATGAAATGTCACGCCGTTATGTTGATGATGAACCAGAATTTTATATTCCTGATACATGGCGAGGTTCTGCTGAGAATAAAAAACAAGGTTCTTCTGATAAATCCATAAACATAAATTCTCGCCAGAGATTGGTAGATGAATATCAATCTACTTTGCGAAGAGCAAAATGGACATATGAATATTTAATACGACTAGGTGTTTGTCCAGAACAAGCTCGTATGGTATTACCGCAGGCTATGATGACAGAATGGTATTGGAGTGGAACTTTATATGCATTTTCTCGCGTATGTAATTTACGATGCAAACCAGATGCACAACTTGAAACCCAATTTATTGCAAATCAAATTGATGAACTTACAGAAGAATTATTTCCTGTAAGTTGGAAAGCTTTAAGAACATGAGAGCTCTTGTTATTGGCAATGGTGAATCCAGAGCATGGTTTAAACCAAATCAAATTATGGCAAATGATGTTATGACTTGGGGATGTAATGCAATCTATCGTGATGATGGTTATGTTCATAATTTAGTTTCTGTAGATTATGGTATGCAACAAGAAATATATGACTCTGATTATTGTTTATATAATCCAGAGTTTGCAGATATTAATAATTGTTTTTTTGCAAATTGGTCTGTTGTTCCTTCTGAAGCTGCAGATATGATGTTACTGGGATATAATATTCCAGAAGAATTTATTCACAAAAGTAAGAGAGTTACGAATCAGTGCGTAATATCAGGTAAAGACCCTACAACACTTCAAGAAAAAATTGATATTGCTATTCAAATGAATCCACATCTTGATATGAAAGATTTGAAATTAAAAATGGAAAAGGATGTAGGAATCTGGATTACATATGTGTGTGAAGATGATAATGTATTTGCTATTGATTATCCTGTGGGATGGTCAGCAGGAAATACAGCATTATATCTTGCAAGTCAGAATGCACAAGATGTATATGTATTAGGATTTGATCTTAGTTCATACGATGCTCCATTAAATAACATATATAAAGGTACTAAAAATTATCTGCCAACAGACACAAAAGGGTTTAGTCCTGACAATTGGTATAATCAAATGAGAACGATGTTTAGAGTTGAAGATGGCGATACTCAATATTATCTGGTTGATTCTACTCTAGAGTTTGAAGAAGATAGTGTGACGCATATAACAAAAAGTGAATTGTGTAAGGAATTGGAAATAGTATGAGCGGTGTACCAATTTTTCCTGCTGGAATCGTAAAACAATATGTAAGTCCAACTTCATTTTATGAAACTATAGATTTATCAGAATTCTTGTTTGAACAATACAAAGGTTCAACAAAACTTAGAACAGAAAAATTCAACAATATATTGCTTGATCCATCATTAAAAGATTTAAAAAACTGGATTGAAATTCAAGCTAAAGATTATCTTGACAATGAACTTTGTATGGACTATGAAGAATTTTTCTTTTCAGAAAGTTGGATTAATATCAACGGTAAGGATAGTGAACAAAAAGTTCATAATCATTCCAATTCAATTATCAGTGGAACATATTATTTAAAATCAGAGAAAGATCATCCACCTCTTACTTTTCATAAAGTTAAACATGAGATGGAACCGTTTATCTCACTCACTGAACATTACAAGCAGGGAAATTCAAACACTTCTTCAAAGTTGTCTTTTCCCTGCACACAAGATTCTATGTTAGTTTTTCAATCCCAATTATATCATGGGCATACGCCAAATAACCTTGAGGAAAAACGGATTGGTCTTTCATGGAATGGTCTTGTCAATTTTCGTCAGGCTGACAAGAATCTATACCGTATACGATTTGTTAAAGAAGGTACTTGACAAATTGTATAAATCTGTATATACTGACACTATAACATACGATAATATACATTAACACAAGGAGAAATATAATGTCGTTAGCACAATTAAAGAAACAAAATTCTTTGGATAAACTACTCGGTGCAGTAGAGTCCGAAAATCAATCCCAAGAGAAAAAGTCCTATGTGGATGAACGTCTGTGGAAACCAGAGCTCGATAAGACGGGCAACGGTTATGCAGTCATCCGTTTTTTGCCAGCAGTTAATGGCGAAGATATGCCATGGGCAAAGATTTGGAATCATGCGTTTCAAGGGCCTACTGGTCAGTGGTATATTGAGAACTCTCTTACCACTATCGGTCAAAAAGACCCTGTATCGGAAATGAATACTTCTTACTGGAATTCTGGTTTGGAATCTGATAAAGAAATTGCTCGTCGTCAAAAGCGTAAGTTGCAGTATTATTCTAATATTTACGTTATGAATGATTCCAAGCACCCTGAGAATGAAGGTAAAGTTTTTCTCTTTCGGTATGGCAAGAAAATCTTTGATAAGATCATGGAAGCAATGCAGCCTGCATTTGATGATGAGGTTGCTGTCAATCCTTTTGATTTTTGGGAGGGTGCGAACTTCAAATTGAAGATTCGTAAAGTAGATGGTTATTGGAATTATGATAAGTCAGAGTTTGAGAGTTCGTCTGCACTATTTGATAAAGATGATCTTATTGAAGAAGTTTGGAAGAAACAATATTCTCTAAAAGAGTTTAATGCGCCGACAAACTTTAAGTCATATGATGAATTAAAGATTCGTCTTAGCATAGTTCTTGCTGGAACAACTACAGTAGGAAGTGCAGTAACTTTTATGGAAGATGAACCTGTTGCAACTGTTACTTTTGTAGATACTAAAGAGGAGCCCGCTCCAACTATTAGTGTTACTGCTGATAATCCTTCTATTACTGTTACTGCTGGTAATGCTCAAGCTGATGAGGATGAAGATACAATGGATTACTTCCAAAAACTCGCTAATGATGACTAATTAATAATTAGTCCATGTAAACCCTCTCTGAGAAATTGGAGAGGGTTTATTATCGCCAACCGCGTACAGCAGAAAGAACGCCGGCAGAGCCCGCTGCTTCTGTCTGGGTGCGTCCGAATGAGGCGTTATTGACAGTACTGGGTGCAATTGTTGTTATGACATTACCACCAGGCGCCGTTCCAGCTCTTCCTTCGGTTCTAATAGTTCTGTCTAGTTCCGCT